ATGGGGTGATCGTGTGGGAGGTGTATCGGAAGCGGGATGACGGGGTGTGGGAGGTGTATCTGTACAGTCCGGCGGCGGTGGATCTGGATCTGCGGGATCCCATGGAGTTGCCCTATGACCATGGCCAACTGCCCTTCGTGGATTTCCCGTACGAGATCAAGGACAAGGGCTGGTTCAGCCCGCGTGGGGTGTGCGAGATCCTGGCTCCGTTCGAGTTGAGCATGACCTCGATGTGGAACCACAAGCATGACGCGATGACGCTGTACAACCGCCCGCTGTTTCGGGCGGAGCGGGAGCTGCCGAACAGCATCAATCTCAGGTTCCAGCCGGGGCAGATTCTCCCGTACGGGGTTGCTCCGGTGCAGATGCCGCAGCCGCCGGTGAGCTTCGATCAGGAGCTGAACCAGACCCGGGCGGTGGCGGAGAACCGGATCGGGAGCCCGGATTACGGGATGGCCAGCGTGATGAGCGGCGGGAGCGATCGCAGAACCGCGACCGAGATCCAGAGCATCAACGCGCAGGCGATGCAGAGCGGGGATCTTCGGGCGCGGCTGTTCCGCATGGCGCTGGGCAAGCTGTACCGGCAGGCGTGGGGCTTGTATGTGCAGTACGATAGCCAAAGCCTTCGCTATCGGTTCGCGGAGGATTCGCTCGAGGCGGACCCGGTGGCGTTGCACGATCAGTATGAGCTGGAGCCGAAGGGCGGGATGGACATGGTGAGCCGGCAGATGATGATCCAGCAGGCCATCAACCGGAAGCAGTTGTTCATGAACTCGCCCTGGGTGGATCAGGTGGAGCTGGACAAGAGCATCATGGAGCTGGACGACCCGAGCCTGGTGAAGCGGCTGCTCCGGGATCCGGGCCAGAAGGCGGCGGACGAACTGGAGGACGAGACCAAGACGATCCCGACGCTGCTGGTTGGTATCCCGGTCCCCGCGAAGCCGGGCCAGAACTTTGCGGGCCGGATCGGGGTGCTGATGCAGTACCTGAATGGGGCGATGCAGCAGGGGCAGGTGATGAGTCCGGTGAGCAAGAACGCGTTCATGCAGCGGATCGACAGCCTCCTCCAGGGCTACGAGCAGGTGGCGACGAACGAGGCGCGGAAGCTGCGGAAGGAGATCCAGAAGTTCTTCGAGAGCACGGGCATGCTCGTTCCCTCGCAACCCCCCGCTCCTGTGGCTGAGCAGCCGATGATGCAAGGATGATGATCACCGTGACCTGTAAGGATTGTCGGTTCTATTGTGTGGACGGAACCTGTCGCAGGTTCCCGCCCGCCGGAAGACCGAGTTGCTGGCCCACCCTCAATGCCAACGACTGGTGCGGCGAGTTCGAGGCGAAGAAAGCCATGATACCTCACGTCGAAATCAATATCGCGCCCACGACTCCCAAGGAACCGGAGCCGGAGCCGATCCTCATGCAGAAGCTGGAGGAAGGAGTGCCGCCGAAGATCCGGTTCCAGCGCAAGAAGCCGGTTGTGTCCGACCTGAACGAGATCCAGGAATCACCGCTATTCAGCGGAGGGGAGGGCTGATATGGCAGAGTACCAGGGCAAGAAGGTCACGCTCAACAAGCCCTTCTACACACCGGGCGAGCGGAAGAAGAAGGCGGTGTACGTGCGGAACCCGAAGGGTACGATCATCAAGGTCCGCTTCGGCGATCCCAAGATGGAGATCAAGCGGGATGATCCGGAGCGGCGGAAGAACTTCCGCGCACGGCACAATTGCGATACGGCCAAGGATCCTACCAAGCCAAGAACGTGGTCATGCCGCGCCTGGTGACCCATTTCCAACATGAAAAAGAAATCCAAGTTCAGCAAACTGGCTAGCGAACTCCGTAAGGAAGGGGCCGATGATCCCAAGGCCCTCGCCGCGTGGATCGGGCGCAAGAAGCTCGGGGCTGCGGAGTTCATGCGTCGCGCCGCTGCCGGTCGGAAGAAGGCCGCGAAATGATCAGCTTCATTGGCCGACTGCGAGCGGCTTGGACATTTGGTCGTCATCAGAAGTGGGTGGAACCGCTTCCGTGGGGCAAGGAGGAGGCGATGGCATTGAACGCATTCCTCAGGTCTGACGTGGGCAAGAAGTTCAAGGACGCCCTGTTGAACACGGTTCTCATGCAGAACGCTTCTGCGATGACGGACCGAAACCATTTGCAATACTCGGCTGGGTTTGCAATGGGTCAGGCCAGTCTTGTGAAGGTCATCGAGGTGATGGCCGACCAGGAATCAATTACGGGGCAGGATGATGATCCGGATTCTGCCACGAACACATAGGATCAAAGTTGCGGTTGTTGGTCTGTGCGGGCCAGCAAACGAGTAAAAGCACAACATGCCAGATGATACACTGAGTGCCGATGCAATGCTCGCATTGGCCAACGATTACGATGCCGGTGTCGATATCGACAGCCAGCCAAAGGAGCAGTCTCCAACAACCAATGAGACGGCTCCGGTTGAGCAAGAGTCCTCCGATGCGGGGAACGCCGGCAAAGAGGTCGATGGTGGCGAGCAGGAGGTAGGCACCAAACCAGAGCCCGAAGCGAAGGCCGAGAAGAAGACCGAGCAGAAGGCTGAGAAGGAGAAGAGCAGCAGCAAGTTCGCCCAGGAACAGAACCGAAAGGCCAAGACCTGGGAGCAGATCAACGCGGAGAAGGAGGCCATCAAAGCCGAGAAGGAAGCGTTGAAGCGGGAGCGGGAGGAATGGAGCAAGCAGCGGGAGCAATCCACGGCTGCCGAGACCAACTCCTTCCGCGATGAGAAGGGCTACACGGCGGAGGACTACGAGGCTGCGGCCAAGGAGTTTGAGGCTGATGGCGATTCTCAGTTGGCCAAGGCAGCGCGAGCCAAGGCTGATGGAGTCCGAAAAGCTGCTACGGAGCGACAGCAGAAGGCGCAGCAGGAGAAGTTTGCAAAGGCATGGTCAGATTCTTATGCACGGTTGTCCGAGAAGGAGACTTGGCTGAAGGATCAGAACAGCCCCGAGTACAAGCGTACTGTCGAACTGCTCCAGAAGGTGCCGATGCTGACATCGATGCCGGATGGACTTGTCCATGCGGTGGAGTTGATGAAGCTCCAGGACACTGCGTCAAAGGCTCAGTCGATCGAGGCCGAGAACAAGGCTCTGAAGGAACAACTCAACAAGCTCCAGCAGAAGACAGCTATCGGGAAGAGCATTCCGGCAGGACAACTCAAGACCGAGGAGAAGGATTTCTCGCGGTTATCCCTCAAGGAGCAGAGGGATGCGCTCATGCGAGCGTCGAGGGAGTTCGACCGGGAAGCGGCCTGATGGCACAACCACAACTCAAATATGCCAGTCACGACATCTACCACGCTCACGAGCCAGTTCCAGAACTACTTCAGCAAGGAACTGCTCTCCATCGTTCAGCAGGAGACCATTCTGGATCAGTTCGCCATGAAGGCTCCGATCCCCAAGAACAATGGCAACAAGGCCATCTCGATGTTCCGTTTCGGACCTCCGAGCATCGGCAGTGTTCAGACCATCAGCTCCGAGGGTACGGCGATCAGCTCCGCCAACTACCGCGCTCTGGCCCTCAACAGCCTGAGCAAGTCGCTCTCGCAGTACGGCCAGGTCATCGGTCTCACGGATATCCTCCGCGCCACGGACCTGTTCAACTCCCTCCAGCAGGCCACCAAGACCTCCGGTCTGGACATGGCCCTCTGGGTGGACTCGGTGATCCGCAACACCCTGATCGGCTCCAACCTCACCGCGAGCGGTTCGTCCATCGGTTCCGCAGCCGAGGGTGGTGGTACGTTCGACAACTCGGACGCCTGTAACACCGCCGCCGGTTCCGGTGGTATCAAGGTGTACGGCAACCCGGCCACGCTGACCACGCAGACCTTCTCTGCGCTGAACAGCGACACGACCGCTGCCAACACCACGATGACGGCCTCCGCTGTCCTCGACTCCATGACCAGGCTGAAGCGCAACCGCGCTCCGCTGATCAACGGCGGCTACGTCCTCGCCACCGACCCCCGCGTTGCCCGCGACCTCATGCGCGATACCGACTGGTTGAACGCGTCGAACTACGGCAACAAGGGCCAGCCCTTCTACAAGGGCGAGGTCGGCTCCATCTACGGCTGCCGCGTCGTCACCCAGACCAACTCGTTCGTCAGCACCGGTTCCGGCACCGCTGCCGATGAGTTCGTCTATCAGGCGACCGCCGCCGGTGGTGGTCTGGCTGTCAGCAAGGACATCATCGCCTCGTTCTTCTTCGGCAACGAGGCGTTCGGTATCCCGGCGCTCACCGGTGATGATCCGCTCTCCCCGCGTATCGTGATCACCGACACCCCCGACAAGAGCGATCCGCTGAACCAGCTCGTCACGGTCGGCGTGAAGCTGTACTTCGCCACGCTGCGTCTGGCCGCTGGCAACAC